ATTTATTCCAGATCGGATCTAATCCGATTCTGGCGTTAATTAATCTGGCTACTCTTTGGGCCAAGTCATGAGGTATCCAATCTGTTGCGGCTGATAGGTCGGCACTATAGAGCTTTGCCCCCGTTGTCCTCCGTGTCAGACGTACTGTCTCTCCTTTCAAGGTGTGGCGTGTTTGGATGATGTTCCGTTTCAGTATCGGCATCCACAGCTGATTTAGGCGTCTAGAGCTCCAAACCTCTCGTGCACTATGTGTACTTGCGATTCGGAGTTTCTTGCCCATTTCTGGCAGTGGAATGCACGTTACTGGCGGACCATTCTCCTGGTTGTGATCAGCCAAAAGTGTTTTTGTGATCTTAGGGACACAGCTGGCGTTTTCTACTCTTGTTTCTAGTTCTTCGTCGAAGTCTAGGTACATGTTGTAGATCGCCTCTTCTGTGGCACCGATCACACCTTTTGGGTTGTTCCAACCCCTCCCGCCCCAAGTGTCGCCAATGGGTTGCCCTCTGGGTTCCGTGGTTTCAATCTTGCTGTCGAACTCTCGTAGTTCTTCGGCCATGTCGTCCATCTCGTCTTCTAACTCTTGTTCAATGAATGTTTTCATCCATTGTTTGAGAGTCGGAGTACAAGATTTCGACATTGATTGTGCCTCGGTCTCCAGGACTACTTTAGCACCGGGAAGTGGCCAAGGAACTTGTTCCTCGTTCACTTTCTCGCAATGCTTTAGTAGTCGTGCAACCTCATTGACGATCATGTCAGGGTAGGTCATGTCACCCTTGAAAGGTGTCGTCCACCGCTCTATTGTTTCGCGGACGCTCTCGTCCACTATGTGTTTATCGGGTCGTAGTGCTCCTGTTTTACTGGTCTTCCACCAGTTTACAGACCGCGCTACGCGGCTTGCGTACATTAAGTGCGCTGCCGAGGTTCCGAAGAATCGGTGTTTCTCTGTGCATAATTTGGCTCTTGTCTCGTGCGCCTCGTTCTTGAGAATTGGTGCTCCGCACCAAAGAAGGGCAGTCACGAATCGGTTGAATCGCTTCCATCTTCCCACATTTTGTGGGAGGTGGTCGCGTGTGACCGTTCCGTGGCTTGCCTGCCAAGCCGAGACGATTTCGAGCCAATGCTGTCTTATGACCCAGAGATGGGGCGCTTCGCGCTCACCGATCTTTGTGATTACTTCCTTTGGTAATCCATAGTGGAATGATAGTGGTTTAGCTAACAGAACAGGTGCTGGGGAACTACCCCGTGTAGTAACCCCCAATGGAGTGCGCAATCTGTGGATTTTCCGCAGATGCCGCTCCGACTTTACATAACCATTAAGTGTGCTTGCCACACCGGTT